TAAACTGTTGTGCAAGTGCTGTTGGTGCGTACTTGATTCCGTATTCTGCTTCTAACATAGGACGATGGTCGATTCCGAACACTGCATCTTCTGCAATAAAGTTGCGGGCTTCTGTTAGCTGAATACGCTCGTCGTGCAATGCTTCTAGCAGTTTACGACTACGCAGACTAAACCCGCCGTTGCCCACGTTTAAACCTTCAGGTTGCCAGGGCCACACTGCTCCAATGTAGTCGTACTCCAGGAACTCGTCTGTCCATTTAGAACCATCATACGCCATGGAGTCCCACTGCACAAACATAAGGTGGTCTGTGTTAATGTGCTCCAGCATGCCTTTAAGCATTAGCTCGTTGTACAAGGTAAAGCTAGGGATAGGGTCTGTGTGTACTGTACGTGACCCGGGCAACAGTTCTCGATCACTAAACACCACAACTTCTTTTGGATCAAAGTGTTCCAGTGTTTTCTCTAGTGCTTTTGTGCCTAGCTCGTGAAACATTGTTTCAATGGTAACGATTGTAACGTTCTTACTCATAGCTCTTCTCTTCTACAATGCTGCTGCCGCATAGTGTGTTGATTTCTTTTTTGATTGCGGCACGTTTATCGTTCTTAAGATACACTTGCCTTGCTGCTTCAACAAAGTCGGGTCCAAAGTTTTGTGTCTTTTCGCATGAACGTTTAAAGTCCTCAATGTCCCATAGTTCACTGTTAACTTCTCGTAGTGCAGTCCATTGAAATCCCATGTCCGGTAAATCCAGTTTACCGTATGTGCCCAACAGTTCTATCAACTCTGTCTTTACGTTGATTAACTTGGTTGCGTCTCGAACACGCTCGCTCTTGATTTGGAGAATAGTGATCTTGTCCATTAACTCTCCAACACTCACTGGTGCAAATACTATCATTGTTCTAAAAGTTTCATTAGCTCACTGTAAACGTGAGTTGGGTTAAAGCTGCGTGTACACGCTTCGTCGCCTCTATTGCACTTGTAGGTCACAATAGGAGCAGGCATTGTTTCTGCACAACCATAGCAGTCAATGTTGGCTGCAATGTTTACGTGGGCAGCATTACGCCCAATAGGTTCACGGTACTCAGATTTGAATGCTGTAAACAAGCCAACAATAGGAACATCGGTGCAGGCCGCAATATGATATGATCCAGAGTCCACACCAATGTAGGCAGTGCTGCGTTCAAATAGCGCCACACTTTGATGTAGGCTAAGTTTGTTAACAGTGTTGATCATCTTGCCCGGAATGTCGCCGAACTGTAAATCATTGCCGCCACCTACTTGAACCACTGCCATATCTGTTTGGCCAATGATGTGCCCCATCACATCCATCCAAAAGTGATTGGGTAGATTACGGTTGGGCCAAAAGTGATTACGCATATGTACACATACAAACTTCTCGGGCAATCCTGCGTTAGCAATAGCAGCACGGTCAGCATCGCTAGGAAACATTTCAATCCGGCATAGTGCTGGATCTACTCCTGCTTTGTCTGCATACGCTTGAATAGTATGTACGTTGGGTCGTAACTCATATGCAAGATCAAGATCAATTACTCGATCGTATGTGCCGCTTTCGCCTAAGTTGGTAACGTATGGATTACGGTCAAACACTTGTGGGAATTGTGTAAGCACATCAATTTCACATGCACCGTTATGCTGTTCATACAATGCACGTACCACACCCGTGGTCATAATAACATCACCAAGGGCGCCTGCACGTTTAACTAAAATTCTAGTCATTATTTTCTGTAGTTTGATGCTGGGTACGGGAAACGATAATGGAAGCTAGCATCGTGCTTGGCATGACTATGATGCAACTCAACTGCATTTGGTTCTCTACTGCCAACCCATGCTTCGTGTTCAAATCTAAAGTTACCTGGATCAAGTTTAATGTCAGGTAGATACTCGCTGTTTTCTCCCCACGTTAGTGTAGATGGATCGGGCAACTTCTTTAGTCTACGAATGTAATTAGAATTTGCCCACCAAAAGTTTCCACTAAAGTGTGGCCATGGATACGATAGCAAGTTAGGACCAACTACTTCGGCACCGTTATCTAGTTCAGTAACGTTGGCCTGCCATTGCTCAATGGTCCAGTATGTTAAGTAATTACGCCAATCAACTGCGTTAACATCTTTGGGACGACTTAGACCTTTAAGATGGGCATAACCAATATAGTCAATGTCGTTGTGTGCATCTGCATCTTCTTTGAGTGCGTTTAGTGTGGGCCATTCCCACTTAGATGCGTCACCGTTAACGTGACGTACTTTAAACTTAGGCGACGATTCCAACAAAGGCAACAGTGGAATTTCCATGTTTGCCAGCACACCGTTTAAGCACAAGTGTACTTCATCAACATAGTCAATCAATCCACTCGAGTCCATCTTCTCTAACATTTCAGCAAACACTATCTGCCACCCTGTTAGCTCGGGCATATGTAAATAAAACTTTTTCATTTTTTGTAAACTCCTGCTGCCTGCTCTACATTACTGCGTCTTTTAATTAAATCCAATACTTCCGGATCGTTTGCTTGTTCTTTATGTGGAGCAAACAATGCCTTGCCTCGTGGGTCTGCACCTACTGCGGGATCAGTTAGATAGTACACTGCCATACTTTGTCTATTAACACCATCCGGGCATTTTAAATCATCTGGTAAACCGTGCCACGAGTATTGAGTTGTATCAAACAATACCGCACGGTTAAACTTGTTCTCTACTGTTCTAATACATTCTTTTTGACTACCGTCTTCGTTGTGGCTCCATAGCTCGAGTCCGCCGCCCCACGTATTATCCCAATTCGGTGTCATATACACAATTAAATTGTAATGACGTTCTAGTCTTAACTTAGGGTGAATGCTGTAATCGAGATGCACGTTTAGCTTGCCACCTTTGTGATGGCAATGCCATCCGCCACCGTGTAGTCCCACATCTGTTTTAATACCACCACGGCCTGCAATCTTTTCCACAATGTCGACAAACCTCTGATCATTTAAAAAAGTAAATGCCAGGTATGTTGCAGATGGAAACTTATCCCAGTGGTTACAGGCTTTTTTGTCCTCAATTGCATTATGATAGTGTGCATGCCACACAGAGCTATCATATGATGGGAATTCTGCTACCAACTGTTCAGCGAACTCTTCGTTCCAAAAGTTGTCAATAACAACATGGTTAAATGGCTCAGCTGATAAAAACTGTTTGCTTAGTTCTTCCCAATTTTGTTGGTTTATCATATTATTCCTTAACCGCAGCACCATTAGGTGCAATGGCCCCTTCTAGGCCAATAGGGAACACCTCTGTCACCAACTCGCTAGGTAGATATTTGTACAGCATATGCTCAATGTCGCAATAGCCGCCAACCGAAACCCGAGATGCAATGTATGTCAACCCTTTAGTATAAACGTCAATGATCTGGTCTGTGATATTTGCAGGCCAACTCCACAAGCGACTCATGTATTGCAGCTCTACCCCTGTAACTTCAAACGGAAACTGGCTTTTGTGTTTGCGGGTAGTTACAATTCGATCAGTATTCTGATTGTAGATGTCTAAATTAAAATCATCGTTAAGCAAATAACGTCCAGAGATTTTATGCACACGGTCAATTCCATTAAGGTCGCCGTCTACAAGACACATTCGCAAAGCTCTAGCAAAACACATAACCTCTGTTGTGCTCTTTACCACATCCCAGTTATCACTTTGGTAGATTGCCTTAACTTCTGGGTCAGACGTAAAATCTATTAGAATATCTGCTGCTGCATCAAGTGCTGCTTCTTGGGTAGGAGTTAACGATTCACCACAAATTTCTGTAACAATAATTTTAACGCCGGGAACTCTTTTGCGTACACTATCAATGGTTGCTAATGTTTGAGCCAGTCGTTGGTCCGGGGAATACACCCCGAATTTACTGTTAACTGCACTTGTTACTATAAAGGCGTGGTTCATTTGCTCAACCAACGCTTATTTTCTAGTGTCCAGTCTACAACTTGTTTAACACGCTCGCTAAACTTAATGCGTGGCTCCCAACCCAGGCTCTTCAAGTACTCGCCACTCATTGCATAACGCAGATCATGTCCAGGGCGTTGGCTATGGAAGTCTACCATTTCGTACTTGAGCTCTTTACCTTGTGCTGCTGCAACCATTTGTGCTAGACTCAAGTTATCAACTTCTTCTGGTCCAACTAGGTTAAACTTAGGACACTTGGCACCACCAAAGTCATGTTCAAGGTTACTAACGTCTAGGTCTAGAATAAACATTAGACCTTCTGCTACATCCTTGGCGTGGATGTAGTGGCGTGTACCTGCTTCTGTTTTTTCTGGGTTAGCGTGAATAGTGATAGTTTCGCCATCGCGTACCTTTTGGATACACATAGGAATAAACTTCTCTGGGTGTTGACGTTCGCCAAACACGTTCATTGTATGTGTGATGACGATAGGAAGTTTATAAGTGTTTTCAAAAGCGATACACATTTCCTCGCCTGCGGCCTTAGAGGCACTGTATGGGTTTGTGGCATTGTAGCGATCACGTTCTGAATAGTTTACGCCTTTTGGTGCAGGACCAAATACTTCGTCTGTTGAGAAGTAAACAAAGCGTTCTAGGTTCTTTAAGGTACGTGCATAGTTAAGCAAGTTAACAGTACCAACAACGTTATCCATAACAAATTCCATTGGGAATTCGATGCTACGGTCAACGTGCGATCCTGCTGCCAAATGCAAGATAATGTTAACGTCACCTAGCATATCTTGGATCATTGGGTTTAGTTCTGCTTTAAGGTCATGGTAGACCACTTGCACCCGCTTGCGTTGCTCTACCCCAAAGTCCTGCATAACGTCCGATAGACGATTTAGATTGCCGCTGAAATCCAAGCGGTCAAGGCAGACAATGTTCCAGTCTGTAGTTCTGATAATGTTTTCGATTACGTGGTGAGCAATGAAACCGGCTCCGCCGGTGATTAATACGTTCTTAGACAAGTGTTTCTCCAATGTTGTTTGATAGAGTATTTATTTGTTAATTTTACAGGATTGAGGTTTCTGTTTTCAACCGCAGTGTTACCAAATAAATACCTTATGAAAGATATCAACGACTTACGCAGTGCCTGGAAAGGCCACAGAGACTTTGCCAATTGGTTAGTCAATAAACTACAGCCCACAACAATAGTAGACTTAGGGGTTGACTATGGATTTAGCTTGTTCTGCTTTGCTGAGCCTAACATAGGCCGTGTGTACGGAATCGACAGCTTTGAGGGCGACATACACGCAGGTTCGCACACAGATGCACACGAAACAGTTGTAAATTACATCCAAGAGAACCAGTACACTAACATAGAGCTTATCAAAGGATTCTTTGATGATGTTGTTGTAAATTGGAACAAGAATATTGATATCCTGCACATCGACGGGCTACATACATATGAAGCTGCGTTAAACGACTATCAACAGTGGAGTAAGTTTGTACCAGATAACGGCATTATCCTAATGCACGATACTGTGGCATTCCCAGCAGGTGTAGGACGAGTGTATAACGAAATCACTTTGCCTAAACTAAACTTTCCACATTCCGCGGGACTAGGTGTTATTAGCAAGAACGCAGAACTAATCAACCAAATACGAGAAAAGTTTAATCAATGAAGATTGTAGTTATTACAGGCGGGTTTGATCCGATCCACAGTGGCCATATTGCATACATCCAAGAAGCCGCAAAACTAGGCGATCGTTTAATGATCGGACTAAACAGTGACGCATGGCTAGAACGTAAAAACGGTCGTGCATTTATGCCATCGAACGAACGTGCTGCTGTGTTGCAAAACATCAAGGGCGTGAGTAATGTTCTAGCATGGGACGACTGTGACGGTTCTGCTTGCAAGTTACTAGAAGAACTTAAATTCAATTACGTTTATGCAGATATCATTTTTGCTAACGGTGGAGACCGCACAAAGGAAAACATTCCAGAGATGAATGTGCGTGGGATCAATTTTATGTTTGGTGTAGGCGGCGAGGACAAGAAGAACTCAAGCAGTTGGATCTTGCAAGAGTGGAAAGAGCCCAAGACAGATCGTCAATGGGGCTACTATCGTACAGTATACGATCAGCCTGGCACAAAGGTTAAAGAGTTGACTGTGGAGCCGGGCAAGAGCCTAAGCATGCAGAAGCACGAAAATCGTTCAGAGTACTGGCATGTGGTATCTGGACGTTGTATCGTCGAACAACAAATGCCTAACGGGTATCAAATACCTGCACGTACTTTAGAAGCACACGAAAGTATTCAAATACCCGTTAACGAATGGCACAAGTTAGTTAATCCGTTTGATGAACCATGTCGCATTGTGGAAATACAATACGGCACAAGCTGCACAGAATCGGATATTACCAGGAAAGATTAATCCTGATCATCTGCGGTAATCTTTTGGCCTAGATGGCTTTTGATTACCCGCATCAATTTACGTTCCGTATCGTAAACATATTCCTTGGTGTCGTCTTCAGTATGCACAACAAGGATAAAGCCATTTGCGGCCTTACGGATTTCTAGAGATTCAAACATAGTTGCCTATTAGTAGTTGAACTATGATTATAACAGATTAAGAAATTTTAGTCAATAAAAAAGCCCAATCTGTTTCCAGATTAGGCTGTGTAGTTTAGTGTAATCACATAACGTTTTTCATGTTCTCTAGGATGTGTGCTAGAGTGAAAACGCAATCCATCAAAAATACATACTCTGTTCTTCTTAGGTGCGGATCTATACGCTTCCGTGAAGGTTGTATTCTTTGTGTAATGGTCAATTACTTCGTCTGTGATGTTTGTACCTTGTGGCACAAGATCATTTAACTTTTCATTAAACATAACAGTGTCACCATCTGAGTCACTTACATAATAGCATGCAGTGTAATGATTGGCTGTAAAGTCGACGTGGGGAGTGTTGTAGATCTCTGCAGGCTTTGATGATGTTAGTAGCATACCAACTCTGATACGGAGAAGGTCTCTAATCTTTACACCATGTGCTGCTTCGATACTGTAAATCATTGGCTTGAAAAATGCATAGTACTGACTTGGCTCGCTGCCGAAGTTGTAAACAAGGTGTGCCAATCCACCGTTGTTGTTGTAGCCTTGATAGGTTACGTCATTTGCATAGTACCATGGGAATTGAAATTGAGTAATGTCTTGCTCAATTTGATCTGCGTACCCTTGCGGTAGCACGTTATCGATTATTTTTATGTCTGTCATAATTTGGAGCGGGATAGCGGAATCGAACCGCTGACTTGAACTTGGAAGGATCTCGTTTTACCATTAAACTAATCCCGCTAAATTGGTGGGTGATGAGAGGATCGAACTCCCGACAAACTGCGTGTAAGGCAGCGACTCTACCGCTGAGCTAATCACCCAAATTGGATGCGGGTGCAAGATTTGAACTTGCGATGCTCCGAGCTTATGAGACTGGAGTGGTGGCCGCCCTACCCGCTTCAATATTTATACTAGCTGCTCTGCTTGTAGCAAAGAAACTGTATCTGCATCCAACTCAATCTCAGTGCGAACGTTAAGTTCCAACACCCGATCGTTGATGCTTTGTTTTTCCTTCTTCAGGTTACGCATCTCTGCTTTGTAACCTTCAATTTGTTCTGCTTCAAGAACACCAGTGTCAACTGTGTCACCGTAGCCGTAAATGCGGCTCTTTGCTTCTACTTGGCGAAGCTTCTCTAGCTTGCCTTCAATGACTCCAGTTGCTTCAACAACCTTGCTTTCAGTCAAGCCCTTCAAGTGGCCCAAACGCTTGTCAATGAATGCTGCGTCTGTAAGCAAGTCTGCAACACCAGCTTCGGAGTTTGCACGACCAACTTGGGCACGGATCTTGTACAGAGCCTTAGTCAACTTTGTACGCTTTGCATCGTTGTGGACCAAAGTCTCACGTGCCATTTGCAGCACCGAAGTTGGAGTCTGGAACTCGTTCAAAGAAACTGTCATCGCGATCTCAATGGTCTTGATGTGTTCTTGGATTGTGTTCTGTAGGGCGTTTGCTTTGCGAAGTGTAATCTTCATAATCGAGTTCCTTTCTGTTTGAATTTAATAGGGGTGCAACGTATGGCAAGTCAATTGCGGGACAATGTGCAAAGTACATTAGACTAGACTGCTTTTCAGGGCAGCTTTCACCTAAAGCAAAATACAACAAGCAGAGGATACCAATATTGCCGAGCATCAACAAACAAGCAATTCAATGCCTTTTCATCTCGGATCACTGGATCACGATTGTTAATTCCAGTATAGCTTTTCAAGTGCTTACTAGATGTGCAATCTCTCATCTCCATACGCCACAGCTAGTTTTAAGAAACTAGCAAAACTTGGAGGACGGTGTAGGAGTTTAACCTACCTTATACCGAGTTTGCAATCCGGCGCATAAACGCTCTGCCAACCGTCCATAATCTTTCGGTGGGCGCTTAGGGCTCGTCTTTCGAGGAGATTCCTAACCGTTGACCCCACCTACACTATTTTAAAATACACTAACATCCTGTTGCTACAACAAGCCTCTCACTATTGCTAGTGACGCAGTCACACAATAGTGTATTTTAAAATAGTTCCTAACAGCCCATCCTCTCACGCTCTCTTACTCTTGGGATGACCTACGTTGCCTTCTCTTGAACAGCGCCGAATAGCGATCCGCCCTGTTCTGCGTGGGTTCCTTGCGGGAACACATGTTACAAACTATTCTGAAACACACTACCACGGTGTTCATCTGCTGTATTTCAAGCAACACTGCCATGTCTACCCAATTGTGCATGTAATGTGTTTTAGAATAGTGGAGCACTGAGAATACATGCTTACCGAACAACACCTCGGACATTATTACAAACCTTGCGAGTCTGCTTTCTTCCGACTTCCACTAAGCCCTATTGCTAGGTATCCTAGTCTGTTGTCAACATCGCCGTTTTTAGTGACAGGCATTAGTCACGTCGCCATATGCTATTCTACGCTTTCTACTCCGTTGATCTTGCGAACCATTAAGCCTTGCGAGCTACGAAACTTCCTGCATAAACAGATTTCACCTTGCGAGCTACGTCTGACTTGATTAGCTTGCGCCTCAAGTATTAGATGTCTTTCACATATGACCGAGTCAGTCTTTGCATTTTTAATAGTTAGTGGGATTTGAACCTACTGCCTACTCCTTAACAGGGAGTTGCTCTACCAGATGAGCTATAACAACCTACTGCGATGTGCTGACTCAGTTGCTGCATACTCTTTTGGAATACACAATACAACACACCACGTTCCTTTCCTCTTGCGGAGTAATCAGACGTCTTTCACGATCAATGTCGGGTCTCGGCTTTCGCGTACCTCCATCAACCATTCAAACTGCATACAAGCCCTTAGGTGCAACCCCTCGGACAAATACGCTACCCTTTCTCATACCAATTAACTGGACTGGTTTCGCTGTGAGGTCGGCACCACCCGTTACTCTCTAATGACTTGCGTTACCCTTGCAGGCGCTTGAGCCACTAATTCTTTCCACAACATCCAGCGTCATTGTTACAACCACCGGTCTTATCAGTGATCGGATCCTCGCGGACCTGAGCAGGCTTGCCTAAGTGAACCATTACTGGCGCAGACGTGTAGGACGTTACTGCTTTGGGTGACTCGCGCCACTTATTCTTTGTCTAGCTGGGCGAACCATACTATCCAGGACATTAAGCTGCCCTAAATTCTTATACAATTGCACACACGCTGGATTCGAAACCTAGCCGCAGATATTTTAAGAATCTGCGAGTGCCCAATTTACTAAACGAGTTGCAACTCACTTAGTACCACTTCAGCAATGGGTACGAGCCATCGCCTCTGTGTGCATGTGTATAAGAACTCTTATACTTTATCTATTTTAAAGAACTTGCTTGTTAGCACAATGTCTAACTAAGCATCTATTGTAGCAAACTTTTCATTTGCTGTCAACAGTTATTTAGAAATTTATTTTGATGCCTCTTTCGCCTGCTTACAAGGCTACGGGTAAGACTTGCGTCTACTTGGTTGACCCTCATGCAACCAGTCAAGCGTTATTTGACTTTATTGCAATCCTTCTTTCTGCGTATTTCTACGTGAAATAGATCGTTTCTAACTCATAGGTGTTAGACGCCACTGTAGTCTCTTACAAACTACACAAGAGTGTCCAGCTTTCTCTCTGGACCGAATTTTCAGCAAGAGTCACGCAACCTGTTAGCGTGGTACGCCTGCTTACTGTACATCAAAACAAATTTTTAAAGAACGTTTGTTAATCTCTTAACATGTGTGTATTGTAACACACTTTTCTTTTTATTCCTAACTATTTAGAAATAAATTTTGGTGCGGATGGTCGGACTCGAACCGACACGCCTTTCGGCGCTAGAACCTAAATCTAGTGCGGCTACCAATTACGCCACATCCGCATCAATGATAATTACTTATCGTTTAAGCTAGTATTATATGCGAAGTTGATTTCGCTGTCAACATGTTTTTGCATGATTTTAGTGAAATCTTCAAACTTCTCTGCTTTTGGAGCACAGTAGCCGCATATGCATCTAACTTGCTTGCATTGTATAACAGGAACAGTATTTCCGTCAAGCAGTTTTTGCTGATCTTTTAGAATTTTTTGGGTATCGCTTAAGTTTCCTATGGGACCTATGCCACCTTCAAAGTTCATTTGGCAATCCTTGTTTACATAAACGTCACCGTTGTGTTGTCTAATGTATAAGAAGTACCAGTTTACGCTACAGTACCAATCTTTAAAATCAGCATGTGGTACAAAACCCATTGGATGCTTTAGATCCTGGTTAGTACACAAGCCTCTACCACCACAGCAACTACGACCAATCTTGCCCATACCAACTGTTTCATCTGTTACTTGTTTTAACATGATGATCTTGTTGCGGCTCTTCTCAGGTGTCTTGCTTTCGTAATAGTCAGCAAAGAACTTAAACTGATCTTTATTGTACTGCCACTTGGGGGTAGGTGTGTCGTTTGCTTTCACTACATGCTTAATGTCGTGCTTCTTGCAAAACTCCACAGCTTGCATGCTTATATCCCACATTTGAGGATCGTTATGCATCACAAACACTACTTTTTGTTTCCTGTCGATGGCCTTATTGTAGAGGATGTTGTCTAGCACTTGCCGGCGCTGCTTAGGCAGTGCTTCGCTGTGAAAACTAATTGTAAACTCGTCCACATACTTGGTTACCTCGGTCCACAGGTTCTTGCCTGCTACACCATTTGTGGTAACCGTGACTGTTAAAGTCCAGTCATCCTTGTAGGCTTCATGTCGCTCTCTGAGCTGTTGCAGTATCTCTGTGATGTCGGGATGGTAAATTGCTTCACCACCATACAAGTTTAGAACCACAATGCGTTGCCACTTGGGCTTAAGCATCATGTAACGGTTAACATACTCGAACATGAAGTCTATTGTGTTGAGACATTCCTCTAGTGGGGGGTGGGCACTGTGATTGTCGTGCCACTGTGGACCACAATAGCTGCAATCAAGATTACAGCGTAGAGTTAACTCCCAATCAAGTAATAGGATAGGTCTATTAGACGGATCAATTGCCGGCTCAATGCTTACAATCTTATCCATATACCATTACCATGTTATCTTCGAACCATTCCTTGCATTCTGCAAAGGGTTTAGCGAATCGCAAGTTAAACCAAACTCGCGACTCTGTGTTATGTATGCCATGTGGCTTTTGAATATCCAGCAACCAACCTTCGTTTGCAATGCTCGGATACACTTCCATATAGTCTTCGTCCTTTACATAGGTGAGACTGTCTGTAGTGTTTATGAAATAGTTGAACCCGGTGTTTTGTCCGGGTTGGTCCTTGTGTTCTGATCCGTTGCCCACTAGTTTGTTCATCGACACAATAGTAGGTTCTAACTCTGCCAAGCTATCTAGCATCAGCGGAAGAAAGGGCATAGACTTTTCAATCAATGGACCTGTCATGTTGTACCAATAGCTGCTGCCATTTGTAACGTGGCTAATTGTACCAGCTGATCCTAGCTCATAATGATATCCGTAATCACTATACTTGTATTGTTTAGTAATCTTTGGACTATTTGTTTTAACTAACTCAATACCGTGCTCTAACACTGCAACAGTATTTTTCCAGTTATGATCAATTCTAATTGGTGTCTTGTATGTTAGCATTTTTATCTACAAAGAGGTGGAGCATATAAAACTTATTTTTCAACCGTGGACTGATGCACATCCGGTAGCTAGCCGTCTTGTTCTGTAAGCTCAAACGGGGGAATTGCCATGCCCTAACTTACACGTCTTCTCAGAGTCTCAATAATTCGCGATTTTAAAATCCATTTGTTGCCTCGGAGGTTTCCGATATTTGGACACGGGCCACTATTCTCAGGCAAAAAAGATCGCTACTAAACCTACCACAGGTAATAAGTCACTGCCTTGTGTATGCTCCACCTCTTTATAGACAAGTTGTTGTAAATTGTAGTTTAACAGAACTATTCTTTATTGTACAAAGTAATTATGCCGTTTTGGTGCTCTTGCTAAGAATCGAACTTAGGACTACGCTATACCACAGCGTCGATATACCATTTACCTACAAGAGCTTGGTACCCCATCTCTGAGTCGAACAGAGAGAACTCTTCCTTTTGAGAGAAGTGACTTTACCAATTTGTCCAATGGGGCATTATTTTGTAATAGAGAAGACTTCCTGAAAAGATTCTCCTCTAATAACGTCATATTTTTTTGTGTAGTCAAAGAATGCAATAGGGTCTTGCGGGGCCGACTCAACTAGGCCTTTTCGCACGTTTAACAATTCTGTGACCAGCACCAAGTAGTTAGGTGCTGCAAGTATCTCAACAGCTTGATCAATTTGCTCAATTGCTTTGCTGCGTAACTGCTTTGGTAAGTTGTTAAAATGCATACCAGGTGGCGAAGTTACGTTGTAACACTTTAGTCCAATTGATGGGTTGGCTGTGTACAACTCCATTAAGAACTTTGCATGTGCTGCAAAATCCATTAGGCTGTATGCTGAGATAGCGGTTGTTACTTCAACCACAAACGGTGCAGGTAACTGGTTAAGTCTACGCACGTTGTTTTCAACTTTAGGCCAGTCAGTCCCGCTACGAATGTATTCTGCAGACTTGCCAACTGCGTCTAAACTCATTACAAGCTCAACTCTCTTAAACTTACTCAGGCGGTCAATAAACAATGGATTGTACACGCTGCAATTTGTGTATAACTCAATCTCCATTCGTTCATTGAACTTGTGCTCAATCAAGAAGTCAAGGTAGTCGTAATATTCTTTTATCAAAAACGGCTCGCCACCTGTTAAACAAACTTTGTTAACTGATGCCAAAAAGGACAAATCTTTAAGTCCTTCAATTGACAGAGTTTCTGTTTTAACAATGGGTATCACACTGCGTTCAATATGACTTCCGGCTTTGTCGGGCGTAATATTATGCTCAAGTTTTTCTGCTGCCCAAACTGAACTAGATGTTTCATCGCACATCCTACACTTCATGTTGCACAGATTGCTGAATCTAAATTCGATCCTAGTAGGTACTGTTGGGCTGTCTACTGTAAATTTATTTGCGAACCACTGATCTTCGTACTCTGGCTCTGGTCCTACATTATAGTAATTCCATATTGCACCACGAGTACTTTTTACTCCGTGAGACTCACGTTCTTTGCAGCCAAAGCATGCTTGCGGGACAGTACCCGAAAGCATGTCCTCTTTCATCTGCTTAAGCCAATCACTAGCAAAGTATTCTGCAGGAGTCATGCTCAACTGCAAGTTCTTGATCATGTGACATGGGCTCGGAGAGTTAGCGTGATAGTACAACAGCGACCACGGTGCTGGGCAGAAGAACTTCTCTGAAAACTTTGCCATACATCTCCTAAATTTGGTGCTGCCTACAGGTTACGATCCTGTTTCCTCGGATTTTCAGTCCGTCGCTATGACCACATCAGCTAAAGCAGCATTATTTCTTTATATTCATCCTTTTCTACTATCGCAATTTTTATATCAGGATAGGTCTCAAGGACAATTCTCATTTTCTCTCGATCGTTTCCCCACCAGTAACCCTTTATTTCAACGTACATGTTGTAATCTGGCAGATAAAAATCTGGGGTGTAGTTTCGAATTTTTCCATCCATTACATATTGTAATGTGTCTTTATTTGTTTTTAGCTTAACCCAATTAATTGATAACTCAGTTAGCTTAGTTGCTATATCTCGTTCCCAAGTGCCTTGAACATTTTGCCCGGCAACAATATACCATTTAGCTCTACCACCTTTGTTGTTGATGGATAGCTTTTTGCTAATCTTCTGTTTAGTTTCTTCACTATGTCCAGTTATTGCAGAACCAAATTTTTTACCACGCTGTGTGAGCCGTGCTAGTGACGGGATTTCGTGTTGTGTTTTGCCTTTGTTCCACGCTTCTTTTCCTAAAGTATGCGATACATACTTTCGAGTAGGATTGTTCGGGCAAAGTCGTTCGTGGTTTACTAGAGACTTTAAACTTTTACGTTCATTTGAGCAGTGTTTACATATTAGCATACTTTATTTATGCTAACTCCGCCGCTCTACTAAATTTAAATGGCTGTGGGTTTTTACCACTCCTGAACCTTGTTCCACCGCTTAGTGAAGACTTACGTGGCGATCCCGTGCAGCTCACATTACACTATACCATATGGAGGCACTCTCAAATGCAGGCCTAGGAGGAGTCAAGCTCTGGCACTTTCGCATCTGCAGATACTAGGCACCTTCTCCCGCTTTGTCTTATACCAAGAATGCTTTCATATAGACTATATAGAAACACACTAACGAACCTGGCTGTGGGATTCGAACCCACGTAAGGCCTGTAGCACCAGCGGTACTGCTACGATACCGGTTAGTGTGTTTTTATATGAGCTCCACCGTTAACGACAGCATGTGTCCTGGCTTTATTTTGAGTCGGTTAATGCACGGTGGACACACATGCCGACTGTAAGATGCTACTGATCCCGGGCGCCCAGTTTGTTTCGCATCGTACATTATACAGTAACGTTGGTGGACTTCGAAATCCACAGTCACAATTTTTCAATCGTGTAATTCCAACAGATTCCCTTTACAGGGGCGGGTTTAAGGGTCCCACTTAAGCCGTCGCGTCTACCTTTCCGCCACATACATTTGTCGTCGTTACCATATAGAAACACACTATCTACGTACTATGCCGTGTCCAACAGGAGTAACGGTTATATTTTCGCTTAATGTGTTTTTATATGGTGGGACTGTTCGGACTCGAACCGAAAACCTACCGGTTAAAAGCCGGTTGCTCTAACCATTGAGCTACAATCCCATGCTATACCATTTAATGAAATACGCTGAACCACAGATTGTTTAGACGCCTAGGGGTAGGTAACAATCTTCCCATCCTTTGGCGCTGGTCCCGCGGGCGGTAAATGACGTTGCATAATATTGCAATACTATGGAGAGGTCAAATATCGTCAACGCACTTCATTAAATGGTAGGGGCACAGAGAATTGAACTCTGATTAACTGATTAAGAGTCAGCTACTTTACCATTAAGTTATACCCCCGAATTAAGTTTGATTTAACGTGCCAACCTTAACTCGGGGTTAAAGTTGACACTACTGTTTACCAGTGTGTTTCATTTTACATGTTCCTAAATTCAATTGTTCGCCAGGCTTCTGGGTCTGGCTGTTCGTTTTCGTCATAAGTCCAACCTAAGGACTTCATCAGTTTGTGTTTTACACGAAGATTGGGTATGCGGGTTCGTTCTGTATCATTAAATCCCATCATAACACCAACCTCTGTTACTGCACCACTACGACATAGGCCAGCCATACAGTGTACTACAACATTCATTTGATTGTCAAGTGCATGTTGAAGTAGTTTCACTATTTCATTTGCTTGTTCGTCTGTAATTTTAGCTTCGTCCGGAAACTTATCTTTATCTTCGGCATCTAAAAACTCGAAGCGATGTGTTTCTTTGAAAGTGTGTGCAGGTGTAGGCCACCAGCTTGGGCACGGATCCATAATCTGAATCAGCATTGAATTTTCACCAGCTTCGTGATGCATTCTCATTGGTACATCCGCTGCTGCTACGTTTTCAATCCAAGGCATTTTATTCTCCATGCTGTATTATAACATTGATTCGATTATAACACAAGTGTTTTGGTCGGCCCTGAGGGATTCGAACCCCCAACCAACGATTTCGAAGACCGGTACTCTATCCAGTTGAGCCAAGGGCCGAAAGGAGGTTTTCTTGTGACGGGATCACCTACAACCCCGTGTACACAGCCCATCCCATGTTTCGTGTACAGCGGACGCTGATGTCATCTCTTGCGAGGTGTATGGGTCAGCGATTTACATTGCAGAGCCGGTGCCGTAAACAGCTTCACGGCTTTTCATACCAACTGTACCACCTTCTGCTTCAATACGCTTGATAACGTCTTCAAACAAGATAGGAGCAAAGTCTGTATGCTCTACACATACACAGTGATAGCGAGGGTCAATTTCTTGACGGGCGCCACCCCATGTGGTTTTCATTACACGGCGATCGTGCAAGTGACCGTGGATGTTAACACCAAAGCGGCCCAACGAATCTTCATGCAAAGGAATGTGACTCAAAATCATTCCGTTAAGTACGTGATATCCACGCACATCGCGAAAGTGTTCTGTGTATTCTTCTAAGCGGAAAATATCGTGGTTGCCTTTAATCAACACCTTGTCTCCGTTTAAGCGGCGCATGATGCCCAACGCTTTACGGTTAATTACAACGTCACCTAAGTGGTACACTTTGTCGTTAGGACGAACAGTATCGTTCCAACGGCGAACCATTTCTTCGTCCATTTCATCGGGATTATCCCACGGACGCAATTTAACATTAGGGTCATCTTTACTCATAAACTTGCAGACACCCATGTGTCCGAAGTGAGTATCACTGACTAAAAAACTTGCTGGCATTAGAGCCTCCTCATTACTTTATAAAGTACATACATTATAACACCAATTACAAATAAAGCCATAGCATGTACTCCAAATTGTTGGTGCCCTAGGCGGGACTTGAACCCGCAAAACTCGGCTTCTTAGACCGATATGTATGCCAATTCCATCACCAGGGCCTGATAAATAAACTTATGAACTACGACAAATTTCGCCAACTCCTAAGCCTGTTTGAAAACCGCAATCCTGATATTGAATACCAGGAAACTGAAAAGCAAGTTATTGCTATTCTTAAAGG